GAGTTTAATTTTTGCAATTAAAAGTAAGACTTGTGTTTTCATATTATAGTTGTTCGGCTAATAGCCAAGTATAGTAAATTGTACATAAACATCCACAGGCTTTTAAGTGTATTTCTGTAGTTGTAAATAATAAAGTAAAAGCAAAGAAATAACCAGCTGCAAAATACAGAACGGCTAATATATTTTGATGCTTTCTAATATCCATTATTCTACAGGTATAGGTTCGCTCCATTCTGCCGTAGCCATAAGTGCCAAAGCTTCTGCGTGTGTTAATTCAGAAACAGGTACAACAGAACCGTCAGTTATAAAAGTTGGTGTTGTATTCCACTTAATTATAAATTCAGTATTTGCTAAATTGTAGCGTAAAGTTTCTGCGCTTGTTTCACCTATTTGTGAGAAATCTATGTTTGACAAATCACTTGTTTGTATTATTGCGTATGTGCTAAAAGATTTAATCATTTTAATTTAATTTAATTCGTTTTTATGTAGGTACGTCAGTTGACCTCGTTGGTGTATTTTCAAGTGTTCCGTCATTACCTCCGCTTCCACTATCTGTAGCAGTTGTGCCTGTGCCTTCAAATCGCCACCAACCTAAAGGAGAATAAGTGCTTAAGTCTATTGGTGCGTTACTAATTTCACTAATGTTTGCTGATTCGTCTGTATTCCATAAAGCAAGTTCATCGGCTTTACCTAAAAAAGTTTGGCTAAATGAATCCATTTTACAAAGTGTTAAATTATTTGCACCACTTGGTGTGGTTGTTGGTTGTGTTCCAACAAAACTCAATGTCGCTTGTGTTCCGTCAATATAGCATTTTAATCTGTCTGCATTTGTTGAACCACTACCATTAAATACAATAATTATATTAAACCAAGTATTTGCAGTTACTAAAGTAGAATAATCAAAAGCACCATATTTATTTACGCCACCATCTTTAAAATGAATATACATATTTCCGTCAGACCAAGTATATAAACCAAACCAATTACCAGCATCTACAAAAAATCCCATTAAAAAACGCTCTTGGTCTAAAGTGGTTTGTTTATACCAACCGCTATAAGTAAACGCAGAAGCATTATTCAATTCTGCAATATATCCTATATTGATATAGTGGTCTATGCCGTCAAGTTCTATGCTTTGAGTATTAGAAAAAGACGAACCACCTGTTCCTGTTAAGTTGGTTTCTGGACTCCAACTATCTGCACAAACTTCGCCAAAGTCTATAGTATTATTTGTTGGTGCTTTACCGAAGCCATTTGTGTTATTAACTGCACCTTGTCCGTATCCTATTGTATTTGCCATTCTTAATAAGTTTTATGAAGTACAAAGTTTGCACTATAGATTTCGTCTTGTGTTTTAGCTTGCGCCCATTCTACGGTTATATCTAAAGTGTTGTCTACAGTAGTGTCAAAAGTTACTACGTCTTGAAAAACATAACCTTCAAGTGTACCCGTGTTTCTGTTGTAAGCAAAATTACCATTAGTACAAATACTACCACTTGCACCTACAGTTGCTATAGTAAAGTCTATTTCACATTCCCAAGCCATAGAAGTAGTGGCTTCAAGATCAAGTGCGCCTGTAGTTGCTAAAACCGTACTACCACTTTTTACTCTTATTGTTATATCGTCACCATTTTGTGCCGAAAGAACACCACCTATTTTTGCGTGGTATGAATCACCTACTGCAAAGGTGTTAGCTGGTACAGTTAAACTACCTACACCTGTACCTACTATTGTAGTTTCTGTTGTCGTGTTTGTAACTGTTGCACTTTGCACCGTTTGACTATAAAGACCCGGACTTGGTACACCAAAACTTAAAGCACCACTTCCGTCAGTCATTAAAACATTCATAGCTGAACCGTCTGCCGTTGGAAAAGTGTATTCATTGTTAAACGTAATATCGTTAGTGCTTGGATTTAGTTTTAGTATGTTGTTAGAACCATTAGTAAACAACACAAAAGCACCACTTAAGTCTAAAGTTCTGTCACCTCTTATTGTGCCGTCTTGTAAGTAAATGCTTTCTGCACTTACTGCGGTTATTTCTGAGCCTAAAATGTACTTTGAATTAAAGCCACCAGCACCGTCACTTTCTGCGATCACAAACCTATCTGTGTTTGCAATGTTTGCGCCTTTTGCCGTTAAATCACTTATTTTTATTTCTGCCATAGTATTTAGTTAAGAAAGCTTTAAGTTTCTTTACGTTCTTTTCTTTCGGTTTATACTTTATATTACCCATCCACTAAAATCGTTATAAGTATTACTATTCATATCCGCACCAGTATTTGAATTATATTCTGGAAACAAGTTATTGTTTTGACATATATAGTCAATGAATCGTTGTTTATAGTGTTGGTACGTTTTTCTCTCGCGTTCAATCATATAGTCTACTTCTTCTTTACTTACCGTTTCGCTATTTTCTGACCCGTGTTTATATATGCCTTTGTTGCCTATGGTATATGCCAAATAAGGTAAAGCCTCTAACATAGCTGCGTGAATTAAACAAGGCTTAATGTATGTAGTAAGAAGTGACAAATAAGGTTCTTCAAGTGTATCTGCGATTATATCGGCTTGTATTTTTTCAAGTAAGTCTGTACCTAACATACCTTGAATATGAATGTCTTGTGCGATTGCGACAAATTGAACAAACTTGTCACTATCTAAATTGCCGTTTAGTGCCGTAAATCTTTTTATGTCCGTGTTTGTAACTAATAGTGCTTTTGCCATTATCTTGCGTCTTTTGGTAGGTTAGGATTGTTAGGTGAAAAACCTTTGTTAGGCATATCTACAGGTCTTTGGCTTACCTTTTGTGGATTCTTAATAACATAACCGTATTGTTCGGCTTTACGAACCGCAACACGATTAGCCAAAGGCGACTTAACGTCTATGCCTACACCTTCAAAACTTACATAAACTTGTTTGTTCCACCTGTGGTGACATCTTGCACCACCTTTATACAACCATATCGAATAAGTGTCAGAACCACCTTGACCTAAACCTGGATTTACTGCTTGTCCACTCATACGAATAATATCTTCTTTACGATATACTTTATCGGCACGCATCATATTACTACAGAAGTCGCGACTATTTGGCTTTTGTTCGCCAGCATAAACATAACGTGTAATAAATTTAATACCGTCTATAACGTCATCTTGTGAACTTTTGGCATTAGGAAAGGCAGTACCACTACTTACAAGGTTTATTAATCTATCTTTCAAACTTAACTTCGTTTTTATGTCGCTTGAAAGTAAAGTGTTTTCGTCTTCGTCAGTATCGTAGTCAACTTCAAATTCGTCAATTAACAACCAATCTTCTTTTGGTGTTTCGCCTAACTCAATAAGTTCTTTACCTACATAGTCACCACTTAATTCTAAACCTGTTTCTTCTTGTACTTGTTCTTCAGTAGCTGCGTTTTCTAAATCGGTAAACTCTAAAGGTTTTAACGTTCTAAAAAACAAATTAAGGCTTACACCATTAAAAGCTAAAATATGTTCGAAGGCATCAAGTAATAGTTCTTGAAAAGGTAAAATACAAAGGTTGTTAAATAATACAAAACTGTCTTTTAATTCGTCACTATTTGAACTAAAGCCGTTACTACTTGCAATACCAAAAAGTAAAGGTGAAGTAACGTTATGCGATAACATTATTTTTCGTAAACATTCTTCTGCCAAAGTATTGTATAAGTCTGGTGCGTCATTTACTGGCATTGCGTCAACTGTCGTTCTTGATTCTGCGTTGTTATTAAAAGCAACTATTAACTTTTCACCATAAGTACCTGTAAGTTGATTAAGAACTTTACTCTTGATCATATGTTGTTGTTCTTCACTTGGCACACCGTTATTAAAGTTTACTACCGTTCTACCACTAAAACCGTTGTTTACTTCGTTAATTAAGTATTTAGAAATGTCTTCTTCTAATTGTGCATAAGGTAAACCACCGTAATAGTCAACTAAAGAATAATATTTTTGACCTACTGAATAAGGCTTTATAAAGTAAATTTCAATAGCTTCATTAGAACAACCGAAAGCTGGTATTCTTTTAGGCTTGAACTTTTTAGTTTCTTGCCAATTATCACAATAGTAGTAGCCTTCTATTTTACCGTCTTCGTTACACTTTTCGGCACGTAATAATTGAACTGGTACGTGTTCTACTTGTGCAATCTTTTTACGATCTTTCGTGTATATGACCTGAACGGCACATTGTCCTAACATTTTTAAGTCACAAGCTAACTTACGAACACAATCATTATGAAACAAAGCTTTCATTTGTGCGTATTCGTTAGGCTTTCTTGACGCGTCTGTTGCACTTAAGCCTTTACCATATATTAAACGGCTTACGTTGTTTATAATTGCGTTATTCGTGGTACTATTCGTGTATCTGTCGATTAGAAATTGGTAGAAATCGTTTTTTTCTCCGTATTCGATATACATTTCACGCGCTGCCTCTTTTATAACAGGTGCTTCGTAGTGGCTTAATTCTAATAAGTGTATATTATTACTCATAAATAATAAATTCGTTGTTTGACGTTTTACTAACAAATTCGCCATTGTTTATAGAATACGTTGCAACAGGTTGGTTAGTGCAAAATATTCTGTCTTTGTGTACTATTTCTAATCCGTTTTTTAGTTCAAGTTTGTAAAAGTGGTTTTCTTTAATACTAAAGGTTGCACTTATAGTGTCTACATAGTCACCTTGTGTACTTGAAGTAATTGTAACTTCAGAAGTAGTGTTCGTGTTTTCGTCAGTTATGTACATAGAATCGTAAACTTGGCTTCTTGGTATGAAGCTAAAAGTTTGTTCAGTTCCTATTTCTTGTAAAATAATCAAAATCTAATTTGTTTTTCAAATGCCGAATACTTTCGATCTATAGCATATTTTATATCGTCTGGCAAATCTTCAGCACCGTCTAATTCTTTAGATAATTTTTTGTAAATAGGCACTTCAGAAGCTTTTAGTCCTAAATCTTTTGCCGTTTGTTCTATTCTTTTTAATGCTGATATTGCTGATTGTACGTCAGACTGTTTTAAAACCATTTTTTCAACAGATTCAATTTCATTTTTATAATTGTTTATTATTTTATTTATCTGTTGAGCATATTTTTCACCGTCTTTAGTTAATTTATCAGTACGCTTAAAACTATCGCTTTTTGCTTTTTTCAATGCTTTTAAGGCATCTTCAGCATTTTGTAAAATATTTAATTCAATCTTGTGCGTAGATAACTGTTGCCTTTTTTCTGATTCGGCAAATCGTTTTAATATTTTGTGCATTGTTTCCATATATATATAACTTAAAAAGTGTAAATCTGTTTTTATTTGTAAAGCTATGACAAAAAAAAAGAGGCTTTCGCCTCCTTCTTTATTGCTTTAAGATACCTTTGCTCTTTAGTATGCAATAAACTACCAATCGTTAAAATCTATACGTTTTCTTGTCTGCTTGCTATGATCTTTAATCTATTAAGCTTTGCCGTATGACTTCTAATCTTTTCTGTGTTATTGTATTTTTTAAACACAGTTAAATAATACTCTAACCTTTCAATTCTTTCTTTTAGGCACGTTACTTTCATTCTTTCTTGTATTGTTGTATTCTTCATAACTTTATTTTTATTTAATGTATATACAAATATATGTATATTATTTTAATTAACCAAATTTCAATAAAAAAGGCACTCCGAAAAGTGCCTCTTGTTATGAAAGGAATATAAGAAAGAATCTTAAGTTGTTTCAATTACTGCGTCAGTACCTGAAAAAGCAAAAGCCGTAGCAAGTGCAGCTTCAGTAGATACGTTAATAAAGTTAGCTGGTAATTCTTCTTGTGCCGTAAACGTCAATGAATAACCATTGAAGTCACCTAAAGCAGCACCTGTAGAAATTTCTCCAGCACTTACGTCAGCACCTTGATCAAGTCCCATTAAAAAGAATTGGTCAGTCATTGTTCTTACGACAATTCTCGGTCTACCATAAGCCAATAACTTCACATTTTTGTGTGTAGCAAAATCTTGTCTTTTAAGGTTGGCTACTAAAGTTTGTTCAAAGAAAGTAGTACCATTGTCACGACTTGAATTAATAGAAGTAGTAAATGAATTTGCAGTAGACTTTAATTCATACTTGTACATAGTTAAGGCAGCTAATGGTTCCCACGAATCAATTACGTCACCGTCAGTTGCATTATAAGTTACATACGTTACGTCTGAATTTACATCATCATAATTAATGAAATAGATTGCCTTTAAACCACTAACCGAATCTTTGCATTGTTCAATTCTACCATTTGTAATATCACAAGACATATTTTTAAGTTTTATGAACAAAAAAAGGAGAAGGCATTTTACCTCCTCCTTACTTCGTTCTGGTTAATATTATGAATAAAGAACTATATCTCCGCCGATACCGTACTCAACACCAGCAGCCATTCTCATAATAACTCTTACGTTATCTGAACCGTCATACTGTGAAACGTCAATTACTCGTGCTTCTTGTGTGTCACTTAATAGTGAACAACCAAAGAACAAGTTTGAAGTTTGTGCAGCCATAGCCGTGTTAGCAGCAAGACCTTCAGCCAAGAATAGTGGAATACCGTCAAAAGAAATGCCAGCACCTTTACCATACCACATAGTACCTTTGTTGTCTACACCGTTAGCACCGATAGTAGCTTGGAAACCACCTAAAGCACGAACGTAAGCAGCCATAATGTTTCTTGAAACATAGATACGAGTATCTTCTTTTGCGTAAATGTTAGTATTCGTGTTTACGGAGTCAACGATTTTACCTAATTCATCGATTACGTTACCAGCGTTTACAGTTGTACCTGTAACGTCATTTACGTCTGCGTCAGCAGCAGCTAAAGTAACAAGACCAGCAAACTGTCCTGAAGTAGCTTGTACACCTCTCCAAATGTTTACTTCCATTTCAGCAGCAACTTTAGAAGCAGCATAAGCTAAAAGATAGTCTTCAAAAGATTTTGGTAATTCGTCAAATGAACTAAAGCCCATTTCAGAAGCTTGCCAATTGCTGTGAAAAATTGACTTACAAACTTGCATATTGCATTGATAATCGAAGACCTCAAGTACCTTCTCACTCAAAGAAACGGTTGAACCGTCTACGTCAAATGAACAAGTTGCGTCAGCAAGTAGTCCTGTAGTTGTTAAGTTTTGTAACACTTGTTTGTGTTTAATGTTTGGCATTACAGTTATACCACCTTGGTCAATAGTAGGTGCAGAAAGTAATGCAGCTGATATGTACTTGCCAGCGAACTCGCCTGCATACGTACTACCAGTAATTGTTGGATAATCTGCCATTTTAAAAAATATTAGTTATTAAAAAATTTATTTACTTATTTATTCTTTTTAGAACCGTGTCCATAATGTTTCTTGGTCGGTTCTTTGCGAAGTTAAATTTCTCCGTCTTTTCTTTGTTTTCTGGATTGTAAGAAATAGGCTTTGCAGCTGGTTCTTCACTTGAAAGTTCTACTTCGGCAACTTCTTCAACAGTTTCTGTTGTAGTTTCTACTTCGTTAGTTACTTCTTCGTTTGTAGTTTCTTCATTCGTGTTTTCGTCACTACTTAAGGTTTCAAGTTTAGCTTTTAATTCTGCATTTTCTTTTTTCAAGTTTTCAATTTCAGTAAAGAAAGTTTCTTTTACGATTGATTCAACTGTCTTTTTAATTGGTCTTGATTCGTCAGCCATTTCTTCTTCTTTTTCTTCGTAGTCTTTTTTAGCTTCTTCTTCAACAACTTCTTCTTCTACTTCTTCTTTAGCTTTGATTTCAGAAATAAGACCTTCTTCAGTAACTACTAAAACTTGTTCGCCACCTTCCATTACATACTCACCTACAGGTAGTGGTATCATTTGTTCGTCTTCGGTTACGATCATTACTTCAGAACCAGTTTCAAACGATTCTGCTTCTATAACGGTTACACCGTCTTCTAATTTACGTTGTTCAAGTTTAACTTCCATTCCTAAAAGTTCTTTTACTTTGTTTAGTATAGTTCTATTATTCATAATTTAATTTATTATTCGTGTTCTTACTATATATAACTTTAATTTAAATTGTTTGTTGCATTTTCGTGTTTATGTAGAAGCTAAACAAGTGTCACAATCGGCATACAAGTCTACACTTT